ACCCATGGCTTTTTGACCAACATCAAATTGATTTAGCAATGCCCGCTTTACAAATTTGTAAAGGCTGTCCTTTTTGGCAAAACTGTAACGATTTAGTTGAGCCTAAGAGTAATTCCTTTGATGGAGTTTGTGCTGGCAAGGTATGGCGGAATGGTCGAGTTTTGGCTAAGTTAGATTCTGCTTTCCCAAACCGTTTGATAGTTGGAGAGGAATTAGATGAAGAAACCATGGCAGTTCGAGGGAGCGAGTTGCTCGGGAGTAGAGACGGATTACTACTTTCCCGAGCAGAACAAAGTCAGCCAGGAGAATCTATTAGCGAAAAAGATTTGTAGCACTTGTGTATGGAAAACAGAATGTCTGACCTATGCGCTACATTTCAAAGTGCTTGGTATTTGGGGCGGAACAACCCTAAAACAAAGAGATGCAATGAGAAAAAGACTAAACATAATAGGAAAACCAATGTCGAATGAGAGGCACAAAATATGAGCGCACCAATCACAATCACAGGAAATCTAGTTGCTGACCCTGAATTAAAATTTACACAAAACGCAAAAGCGTTAGCAACATTCACAGTAGTTTCATCAAAGTCAGTTAAGAACGCTGACGGAACTTGGGAGAATACCGATACAACTTTTTGGGACATCAAGGCATGGGGTAAGACCGCTGAGAATGTTGCAGATGCACTTCGTAAGGGAGTTGCCGTAGTTGTATCAGGCACAGCCGTTCAAGAATCTTGGGAAGATAAAAACACAGGGGCTAAGCGCTCAAAGATTACGGTTACAGCATGGAGCGTAGGAGCAGACCTCAAGCGCCATACCTATCATGTGCCAGTAGTTGAGCGCTCAGATGCCTCATTCAATCCAACAAGCCCAGTAGCCGAGTTCGACCCATGGAGCAAGCCTCTTTCAGATGTAGCACCTTTCTAACCCATGTTGTATGCTAGGGGTTGAAAATACTCTGAAGGGGGTAGGAAATGGCGTGGACTGATTACTTCGTATCCAGCATTGCTGGGTCAAAGGTAGTTGTATCTGCACTAGGTAAGCCGTATGTTTCTCATGAGATTGCTCTACGCGAGTATGTTGAAATTGAAATGACCGAGCAGACTTATGAACTTCCATTCAAAATCGTTTTCCGTTCATTCGACGCACTTGGCGGAGAGTTAGAAAACAGAATTTATGGATTCGCTGGTACAAAAGACATGGCTCGTAAACTTGCCATTGAGGTCGCTAACTTGCGTTTGAATTCTCGCGAGTTCGTTCTTGATGGAGAATAAAGGCTAAATTCGTATAGCGCTATAATCGCTAGGTGTATAACCACTTCGTACCCGACGATGGGGTTATTTCTGTTCTCAGCAGTTTTGCCATTCAATCCCATGAATTATTCTTGGAGTTGAAAAGGGCAGGATTTGATGAAGAGCAAGCGATTAAAATTGTTGTCGGATTAGCGCACAAAGAGTAGGCGAGAGGCACACATGGCAGAAAGACCTGACCTACAGGAGTTTGGCTCAACGGGATTACGCCGTTCGGGTGGAACAGTTTATGAAGAATTCCTTGTCAATCTTAGAGGCATACGCGGTGCAAAGACATACCGCGAAATGGCAGATAACGACCCAACAATCGGGTCAATGCTTTACGCAATCGAAAAGGTTATTACTCGTCTTGAATGGCGTGTAGACCCTTTTAGCGACGACTCGGCAGATGGCGATGTAAAGCCTGAAGATAAAGAAGCAGCGGTATTTATTGAATCGTGTATGCACGACATGTCCGATTCATGGGATTCAACGCTCTCACAAATTCTTTCAATGCTAGTTTTTGGATTCTCTTATCACGAAATTGTTTACAAAGTCCGTAAGGGCGATGGCAATGACCCAAAGCGCCGTTCAAAGCATAACGATGGAAAAATTGGTTGGCGTAAATTACCTATCCGCGCACAGGAAACTTTGTTCCGTTGGGAAATTGATGCAGATGGTGGAATTCAAGCCATGGTGCAAGTGGACCCATCAACGGGCGGAATACATACAATTCCAATTGATAAGTCTTTACTTTTCCGTACAGTAACAACAAAGAATAATCCTGAAGGTCGTTCAATTCTTCGTAATGCTTACCGCGCTTGGTTTTTCAAGCGTCGTATCGAAGAAATTGAAGCAATCGGTATTGAGCGCGACTTAGCAGGTTTGCCAGTTGCCTACCTACCTCCTGAATATCTTTCCTCATCTGCATCAGCCGAACAACAGGCAGTATTAGCATCAATCCAAAGCATTGTTACATCTATCAAGCGCAATGAGCAAGAAGGCATTGTTATGCCAGCGATGTACGACGATGCTGGACATAAGATGTTTGACTTGCAGTTGCTCTCATCAGGTGGTTCTCGTCAGTTCGATACAGACAAGATTATCAATCGCTATGACCAGCGTATGGCAATGTCAATCCTTTCGGACTTTATTCTTCTCGGTTCAGACAGAGTTGGCTCATACGCTCTCGGTGCATCCAAGATGGATTTATGGTCAATGTCAGTTGATGCAATTGCTAAAAACATTGCAGAGGTAATGAATCAATACGCCATTCCTCGCTTGATGAAATTAAACGGAATGGATGTCTCTCGCGCTCCTTACTTAACATACGGCGAAGTAAGCCATGTTGATTTGACTGAGATTTCAGACTTCGTAACTAAGTTGGCTCAGGCTGGCGTTCTTATGCCTGACCCTAAGTTGGAAGATTATCTTCGTGAGTTGGCAGGTCTACCTCCAGCAGAACACGATGGAGCAAACTTCGGTATGCCTCCTATGCCTGAAGGGGCAGATACGGCTGGATTTGACGCACCTCCATCATTGGAAGAAGGATTAGAGATTCCTGAAGGAGCAGAACCGCTAGACGGCGATGTGGATTAAAAATGCCTCTAATCTTTGGCGGAGACGGGAAGCGTCGTATTCCATTAACAGCGGAGGAACAGGCATTAGCCCGCGTTCTTTATGATGCTATTCGTAAATCAACGAACGCAATCAAGGTTGAAGAATTAGCACGAATCATTCAACGCCTTGACCCTGATTCTTTGAACCGCCTTCTTAATGCAATTACTGTTGCTGGAAACAGAAAACAGATTGAAGATGCTTTGATGACATCTATTGACATTGGCGGTCAAGAGGCTGTTCAACAGATTCAATCAATTGCTCCAAAGTTAGCCTTACCTGCATTTCTCCCAAAGCCTGTAAAGATTACAAACAAGGCTCCTATGGCTAACATGGATTTTACAAAAGTACCTGTATGGGCAAGCCCTACGCCTCCTCCAGTCACATTCTCATTGTCGTTTAATAAGACAAACCCAAACTCTTTAGCCTTTGCATCTAAAAGAGCAGGGCAGTTAATTGTTAGCATTGATGAATTAACACGCATTGCAATTCGCAGAATTATTATTGATTCATTCAATGAGCAGTTGGATTATCGAGTAACAGCCCGCCGTATTAAAAACATTATTGGGTTACATCCACAATGGGCAGAGGCAGTAACAAAGTTTGAAAAGCGTGAGTTAGAGCGTTTAATTAAAAGCGGAATGAAAGAGGCAAAAGCCCGTCAAACATCTGCTGCATCGGCATCTAAATACGCTGACCGCCTACGCGGTGCAAGAGCCACAATGATTGCTCGTACAGAGATTCAGATTGCACAAAACGAAGGACGCTACGAGGGTTGGAAGCAAGCCGATGAAGCGGGCTACATAGACCCAAGCGCTTTGAAGATGTGGGTGACAGCCAAAGATGAGCGCACATGCGATGTTTGCGCCCCGCTTGATGGTGAGTTAGCACCTTGGAATGGCGTGTTCTCTATCGGGCTTGAGGCGCCTATTGTGCATCCTAATTGCCGTTGCGCGATGGTGATGGTTCCACCTGATAGGGGAACAAAGTGAGTACAAAAGTAATTAGATTCGCCCCTGGGCTTCGTCCCGTCATTAAACATCTACAAGGATTGCATGACCAGCGCACACATGGTTCATGGGCAGGTGGCGGTGGTGCTGGAGTTGATATTA